TCGATCTGATGCGTCATCTGAAGAAGCGCAAGTCAATTTACGGGTGATGCCATGGCGACGATGATGAAGGATTACGAGCGCGCCCAGGGCATGGTCCCCGACGAGCCCGTTGACCTGGATGAGACCGACGCGGCTGGCGTGCGCGTGCAGCGGCGCGGCAACACCGCAGTCGTCGACTTCAACCCGGGCATGAATCGAACCTCGGGTGATGATAGCGAGGAGCACGCCGGCAACCTGGCCGACAAGCTGTCGGTCATGGAGCAGACGAAGCTGATCAACACCGTGATCGAGCAGGTCGCGTCCGACCTCGAATCGCGGATGGACTGGCAGCGCCGCATCGACCAGGCCATGGAATTGCTGGGGCTGCGCAACGAGCCGCTCGGTGATCTGCCGTTCGAGGGTGCATCGGCGGTCAACTACCCGCTGTTGGGCGAGGCGTGCGTGCAGTTCCAGGCGCGAGCGATCGAGGAGCTGTTCCCGTCAGAGGGTCCGGCGAAAGCGACCGTGGTCGGCAAGAAGACGCCCGAGCTGGAAGAGCAGGCCGAGCGCGTCAAGGATCACATGAACTACCAGATGACGACGCAGGATCGCGCGTACTTCTGGCACACCGATACGATGCTGTTCTGGCTGCCGATCGCGGGCTCGGCGTTCAAGAAGACCTACTACGACCCGACCAGCGATATGACCGTCAGCCGGCTGGTGCAGTCGGGCGACTTCATCGTGCCGTACCTCGCCACGGATCTGCGCACGTCGTCGCGCTACACGCACCGGCTGCGCACGTCCGAGCAGGACATGAAGCGGCTGATGAACTCCGGGTTCTACCGCAGCTGCAAGCTGATCAAGGCGTCGTCGCAGGCGATTGACGAGTCGAGCGACAGCGGCCAGGAGATGCGCGACCAGTCTGACGATCGTCAGCAGGCGCTGCACCCCGAGGACCACGTGTACGAAGTGCTGGAGATGCACTGCGACCTCGAACTGGAGATGGACCAGCAGCGGTTCGCTGTGCCCGGCGATGGAGCCCTGGGCCAGGACAAGCCGCTCGGCACGCCCATGCCGTACATCGTCACGATCGACAAGACCAGCCGCACGCTGCTGTCGATCCGTCGCAACTGGAAAGAGCAGGACCCGCTGTTCACGAAGCGGCTGTGGTTCACGCACTACAAATACCTGCCGGGCCTCGGCTTCTACGGGTTCGGCTTGCTCCACTTGATCGGGTCGGTTGCGGAGTCCGCGACAGGGACGTTGCGGGCTCTTCTCGACTCGGCCGCATTCGCGAACCTCCAGGGTGGCTTCGTTTCCGACGAGGCGAAGCTGCCGCCGGGCGACGTGCAGATTCGTCCGGGGGTCTGGGCGCAGGTCAAGATGACCGGCGAGGAGATGCAGCGCGCGTTCTACACGCCGCCGTTCAAGGAGCCCAGCGCTGCCCTGGCCCAGCTGTTCCAGATCCTCACCGACACGGGCAGACGCTTCGCCTCGATCACCGAGGAGATGACTGGCGATGCCGCCAACACGGGCCCGGTCGGCACCACGATCGCGCTGATCGAGCAATCGCAGAAGGTGTTCAGCGGCGTGCACCGCCGGCTGCACGTTGCCCAGGCTGAGGAGTTCCAGCTGCGCGCCGAGCTGAACTTCGAGTTCCTCGACGACCAGTATCCCTACCAGATCGAGGGCGCTGATCAGTTCGTGCTGAAGACGGACTATGACGGTCGCGTCGATGTCATTCCCGTCAGCGACCCGAACGTGTTCTCGACCACGCAGCGCATTGCGCAGGGCCAGGCGCTGATCCAGCTGGCTGCCGAGAACCCTGACCTGTACGACCGGCGCAAGGTCCATGAGCGCTTCCTGAAGGCCATCAGGGTGCCTGACTTCGATGACCTGCTGAAGGGCGGCGAGGGCGAGCACAAGCGGCTCGACCCGGTGAACGAGAACATGAACATCCTGATCGGCTCAGCGGCGCAGGTGTTCCCCGAGCAGGACCATGATGCGCACATTGCGGTGCACATGAATTTCCTCCAGGGCCTCAACGAGCAGGCGCTGGAGATGGCCGGCCCGGCGATGCAGGCGCATCTGGCCGAACACTTCGCGCTGAAGTATTACGTGGCGATGGCCGCACAGATGCAGCAGGCCGGAATGCAGCTGCCGCCGCCGGCCTTCATGGCGGGCGAGGAGCAGGAAGAGATCGATCCGCAGGTCGAGACGATGATCGCGCAGATGGCCGCGCAGCTGCCGCCCATGCAGATCATGCCGCCAGATCCGCCGAAGCCGGACCCCGAGGCGGAGTTCCAGGCCGAGGAGCGGCGCAAGGAAGAGGCGTTCGCTGCCGACGAGGAGCGGAAGTCGCGAGCGTTCGATGCTGATCAGGTTCGTAAGGACTCACTAACCGGCGCGGACGTAGAGCGCAAGCTCCTCGGGGCGGCGGTGGACACGATGGCGAAGGACACCAAGCATACGCAGGAGCTGGACCATACGGCCGAGGCGAATGCCGTGGACCTGCAACATCAACGTGAGATGGCCCGCACGAAGCGGCTGGCCAAAGACGGGAGAAAGTAAGTGGCGATGAAGCCCCAAGAGGTACGTGAGGCGCGGGAGTTCCTGCGCAAGCGTGGCATTCGCGGGACATCCCCACGCACATTTGCCCAGGCGTCAAACGAGTCTGGGTTGTCGTTCAAAGCACTGCTCGATTTCCGGGCAGGAGTAGTGGAGAAGGTGATCGATGAGTACCACGGTACTAAGGCAGTTCGTAAAGGAGGCTCGGCATAGCTTTGCCGAGGCGCAGCTCGTGCTGAGCACCAAGCTGGGCAAGAACGTGATTGGATCGATGGAGGAGTATCGGCACATCACTGGCGTGATCACCGGCTACGAGAAGGCGGGCGAGGTATTGCTCGGCCTGCTCAAGCGCGATGACACTGACGCGGATGACATGGCCCCGGGGAGCGACCTATGAGCGAAGTCAAATTCGTGCCCCCGACCAGCGTCGAGATGCGCTCTCCCACGCCGCCGAGGGTCACCCTCTGGCGCGTGCTGGTTCGCCCGTACAAGCCGCCGAAGGTCGCCCCAGGTGGGAAGATCGAGCTGGCTGACGTGGTGATCGAAAACATGAAATTCCTGACGACCGTGGGCAAGGTGTGCGCCATGGGTGAGCAGGCGTATCAATCCCCGAAGCTGAAGGACGGCAACAACCCGACCGTCGACAGCTGGGTGATCTACGGGAAGTACGCAGGCCAGCGCGTGATTCTGCGCGACGGGTCTGAGTACCTGATCCTCAACGATGATGAGATCATCGCTGTGGTCGACAACCCCGCAGACTATATGCAGTTCGCCTGAACGTAAGCACTCACTAACCTACACGGACGTAGAACATGGCAAACGAAAAGATAGTGTTTGAAGATCTCCGGGGCGTCTCCGATGGCGGCGGCGACCTGGGGCGGATTGAGATCGACCTTGACGCTGAAACTCCTGGGATGCGTCGTCTTGCCCCGAAGGACGACAAGGCTTCCAGGGATGATGAAGATCCCGAGTTCGTGGTGGTCCCCCGTAAGGCGGACGCCGGGCAAGGGGACGGCGGCGAGGACGATGACGATGCCGGCGACGACGACAAATTCTCCCGCAAATTCCAGGCCCGCCTCGAACGCGAACAACGCGCAAAGCGCCGTGAACGCCAGCTGAGAGAGGCCACGGAGACCGAGAACGTGCAGCTGAAGCGTCAGCTGGCGCAATCGACCGCTGCGGCGACGAAGGACACCAAGGAGTCGCTGGATAGGCAGATCAATGCGATCGAGCAGAATCTCGAACAGGCGATCGAGAAAGCGGACACCAAGTTGCAGGTGCGCCTCACCAGTGACTTGACCGACGCGAAGGCCCGACGCATCGCTGCCGACTACGGCCCAGCTCCCATCCCTGGCCAGGATGACGAGCCGGGCACGAGTACAACCCCGGTACGCGCGCAGCTGGCTCAGGAGTGGAAAGACAGCCACTCCGACTGGTACGCGCGATCCGGCTTCGAGCGGCATACCCGCATTGCCAACCGCATCGACAAGGAGGTCCACGCGGCTGGGTTCGACCCGTCCGAGGAAGACTACTTCACGGAGCTGGACAAGCGCCTGAAGAAGGCCATCCCCGATGCGTTTGACACAGTCGGTAAAACGGGGGACGATGATGCTGACAGTGAGCGCTCACTGCCGCGATCGAGGGACAAAGGACGGTCCCCCGTAGCGCCAGCAGGAGATGGCTCCAGGACCCAGCGACAAGTCGTTCAGACAGGGAAAGTCGAATTGAACGAAGACGATTTCGCCTCAATGCGCAAGTTCGGGCTCGACCCGAACGATCCCGCCGTGCTCAAGGAGTTCGCCAAGAACCGCCGTCAACTGTTGGCGGGTGGCAACTGATGGCGCGGCAACCGCAGGTCCCCCAAGATCTCAGTGATGAAGACGAGGACCAAGGTCTTCAGTTCATCGGAAAAGACTCAGCCCCCGCAGATGCCGGGGCATCTCGCCGCGACGACCGTCGCGCGCACGATACTCGTGTGGACGAGGTATCGGAGGAACGTGCCACCCACCAGAGCCGAAAGGTTCAATGGCAACGCCCTTCCAGTCTGGATGCACCACCGGCCCGGCCGGGGTACAAGCAGCGCTGGATTCGTGTGTCATTCCGAGGTGCGGATGACCCCAGAAACAGGAACCGGCGACTGCGCGAGGGATGGAACCCTCGACCACTCGAATCGATCAGTGCCGATTGGCAAGGGATCGGGGCGAACGCCGGCTCGGTAACCGGGGCCTTTGTGGTTGATGACCTCATGCTGTGCGAGATGCCAGAGAGCATCTACAACGAACGGAAGGCGCACTACCAAGCGCAGACCGCGTTGCAGATGACCGCCGTTGAAGCGGATCTGGAGCAAGCGCAAGTGGGTGGTCATCGCATCCTTCGTAACCATACGACTGCTGTGACCCACCCTGCCCGAGTGATCGGCAGAAAGGTGGACGCGGCGGCCGACTGACAGAGGTAACTCTCGATGGCCAATGCTGATACCAAGTTCGGTTTCCGAACGAACATCCACCAAGCCGGTGGATGTCCCGCACGCATGAACGTGTACAACATTCCGACTGGCCAAGCCACGTCAATCTTCACGGGCGACCTCGTGCGCTCCATCGTCGACTCGGTCGGCGCTGGTACTGCTCAGGGCCTCGCGGCGATTCAGCGCGGTATTGGCGTGGCGGACACCGTGCTCAACCTGCTGGGGCCATTCGCTGGCTGCCAGTACGTGGACAGCGCGGGCAACATAGTGTTCGCACCATTCTGGCCGGGCGGCACCGCGCTCGCGACCGGCACGCTCTGCACCGCATGGGTCTACGACGACCCGGCGCTGGAGATGATCGCGCAGATGACCACGTTTGCGCTGGCCGACTCGAACGCCAACTACGACTTCACCGCAGGCACCGGCAGCACCGTCACTGGGCGGTCGGGCTCGGACATCAACCAGGCGGACACGACCGATCCGAAGATTCGGGTCTACGGCCTGGCCCAGGTTGGTGACAACGGGGTGACGCCGTCTGAACTGGGGGCGTTCGCGAAAGTGCGCTGCCGCATCATCAACCACGAGCGTGGGTCCGTCCTCACGACTGCGTTCTAAGGAGGGCCGCAAACATGGCTGTTATGAATCGAGCGGCGTTCCGCAAGGAACTGCAAGAGGGCCTGAACACGGTGTTCGGTCTCGAATACACGCGCTACGAACAAGAGTGGCGCGCGATCTTCGAGGTGGCGAACTCGAACAAGGCGTACGAGGAAGACGTGCTGCTGGCCGGATTGGCAGGTGCGCCCGTGAAGCCGGAAGGCTCCCCGGTCACCTACGATACGGGCGGCGAGTCGTACACCTCGCGGTACGTGCACGAGACCATCGCGTTGGCGTTCGCGCTGACCGAAGAAGCGGAAGAGGACAACCTCTACGGCGACGTTGGTGCCAAGTACGCTCGGGCCCTGGCCCGGTCGATGCAGCACACCAAGGAAGTCAAAGGGGCCGCGATCCTCAACAACGGCTTCAATGCCTCATTCCCAGGCGGTGACGCTGTCTCGCTGTTCTCGGCATCGCACCCTCTGTGGGGCGGTGGCGTGCAGTCGAACACCTTCGCCACGCCGGCCGACTTGTCGGAGACGAGCCTGGAAGAAGCGTGTATCCAGATCAGCAAATTCGTTGACGAGCGCGGTATTCCGATCGCGATTCGCCCGATGAAGCTGATCATTCCGCCGGACACGGTGTTCATCGCAGAGCGGATTCTGCAAACGCCGTCGCGCCCGGGCACGAACGACAACGACATCAACGCCATGCGCTCGAAGGGCATGGTTCCTGGTGGCGCGTTCGACAACCATCGCCTGACGGACCCGGATGCGTGGTTCCTGATCACCGACTGCATGGACGGACTGAAGCACATGGTGCGGAAGAACATCCAGCGCGGCGTTGAAGGGGACTTCGAGACCGGCAACATGCGGTACAAGTCACGCGAGCGGTACTCGTTCGGCTGGTCGGACTACCGAGCAGCGTTCGGTACGGCTGGAGCGTAAAGAAAACCGGGGGGCTGGCAACAGCCCCCTTTCCTTCTCAAC